TAGTTGTTGTATGCTTACTTCTAAATCAGGTTGGAACATAACATCATGTGGTAGTCCTAACTGATTAATATAGTAGCCTAGTCTGTTGTTTAAGAATATTAAGTTCTGTTCAATAATACGTTTTCTAACAAAACTATCCTTGTTTGTCAACAGTTTATATAAAAAATCTTGGTGTTCACGTACTTTTACAAGTTCATTCATTGTGTCCCAATTAACTTCTTGTAAACCTTCTTCACGCATTTGATCTATTTGTTCACCATATGGATCAACTGCATCTTGTAGTTTAACTGTTTCTGCACGTAAAGTTGTTAACGTGTTCTGATGTTGTAGGGCCTCTGTTAACGTGTTATAGTGCGTTACTGGCATTTGTCCTAACGTGCCAATGTTTGTAATAACATCATTGTGTTCTTTTTGTTGTGCTTCATTTTCTAACAAATTGCTTCTAGCTTCACCTAGCTGTTCTTCTTTGTTACGCAGTATTTGTTCTTGACTGTCATCATGCAGATCCTGTCCACAAGCATGACACTTGTGATCCTTTAACAATTTGATTTCATTTTCAAGTTTGTTTACTGTCTTGCCATATTTTTTGTAGTCCCGGACAATGTTATCCAACCAACGTTGTGTCTCTGTGAGTTTATTATTGTTTGCATTCCATTCTTCTAGTTCGGAATGTTTTGCTATTTCTATATCAATATCAAGTTTTTCCATAACTGATATTTCTTTTTCAATATCAGCTATATCATCGTCACGTTTCTTAATCCACATACGTTGTCGGCGTTCTGTATCACTGATACTTTTCTCAAAGCGTTCATTAGCCTCTTTTACTGCACTTATTTTTATTTCTTCTTCTTTAATACTGTCACGTATAGTTTTTTGTTGTTCTTTTAACTTCTCTGCTTTTTCAGTAAGCATAGTAATACCCAACAACTGTTCAATTATATCTCGTTGGTCATTATTTTTCATACTTAAGAAAGGTTCTGTATATGTATTGAGTGCTACAATATGTTTAAACATATCATGACTCATTCCTAACAGTTTGTCAATAACTTTTTGTGTTTCTCTACCTTCACCTTGTTGTTCGTCTGTAGCATCATCACCTGATTGTTGATTTTGTACATAAAATCTAAAGAAACGCGGACTACGTCCTCGCTCTACTCTATAATCAACTCCGTCTTTTTCAAACTCAACAGTAACAACCATATGTTTACTGTTTGTTTTGTTAATTAAGTTATCCTTCTTAATGTTGTATAGGGCTAAACCATACAAACTGTAACTGAGTGCATTAATAATAGTAGTCTTGCCTGTACCATTACGAGAGCCATCTCCGCCCAAGTCCAAATTGTTGCCCAACACTAATGTAAGGCCACTACGATCTATATGAACAGCCTGAGTAACGTTACCGACACTCATGAAGTTCTTCATTGTGATAGTTTTTAATTTAAGCATTTAGTCCTTGATATATATCTACTAATAGTTTCTTATCTATAAATTTACTGTCAACTAAGTTTAATTGATTATACACTATTTGGTCAACACTTTCAACCTCTATATTTGCTTCTTCTGCCCAATCTACTGCATGATCATCACGTTTAACTGGTACTAAGCTAAATTCCCGTAGGTTGTAATCCTTTGTTAGTGTTTCTTTAAGAAAGTTTGCTTCTTCGTAACTAATGTTAATATCCATTGCTACACGAGCATATACATTACTATCTAAATATTGTTCCGGTTTGTCTACTAACTGACTTAGTGGTATAGTAATGTACTTAGGTCCATCATAATTTACATATTCAGGCTCACTATTCCAGTCTAAAAACATGGCACCTCTTTCATGGTCCCATGCATCAGCATAGTTATGTCCAAATGGAGAACCTAAGTAGTGTACATTTTTACTATGCTGTCTTTTATGAAAGTGTCCACTAAACACATATTCAGGATGTACAAAATCATCTGCTTTCAGTTCTCCGTGATCAGGCATGTCTACCATAGCATTCATTTTAAAGTAGGGCAACTCAAAATGTCCAAACACATAACGTGATTTAATCTTCTTCATGTTTTTCCATTCATCGCCTACTAACCATGGAACTAGTGCAACACCGTTTTCTTCGATAATACCATCATTGATCATGTGTACATTATGATGTAAGCCGGCGTAAGGCATACTATTAATTTCACGTTTTTCTCTGTAATACAAATCATGGTTACCCATGATCATGTATACGTTTTCAAACGTTTCTGCTAGAAACCCTACGTTGCTCACACTATAATTTAATGTGCTTGTGTTTAGTGTAGCTCTATGGTGATGCCAATCACCTAAGAATATACAAGTTTCTGCTCCACGTTTTTTACTTTCTGCACAAAACCATTTAACAAATGCTTCACAATCATTGTTGTAAGTTCTGTTATTGTTTTTCTGGCCAAAGTGAATATCCGTGAAGCACGCCACTTTATTAAAAAATTGCATACTAACCCTTTGCGTTTAACTTTGTATGTTCATCTAGTTCTTTCATTTTCATTTCGTGATCAATTTGTCTTGTCCAACTAGGGTTTTGCCCAGCTTCAATTAATAAGTCATCTCTTATATTTTGATTACGTTTTTCTAAATTTAGAACTCTTGTAAAGCTATTTGTAATAGCGGCTGTGTAATATGCAAATGGATTCTGTGATTTACTTTCATCAAACTGCAATCCTATCTGTGATAGTTGCAATAATGCTTGACTACGCATTTCATCTACATAAGTGTATCCACGCCAATTGCTTCTCATGCTATAGCGATGGCATAACATCATAAACATTTTTGCTAGTTTAGGTGTTATAGTTCCATGATCTACACTAAAATGTCCGTTGCCTATTCCGCCTTCCCAATGACTACGTAGCACTTCGCTCCATTCACCTTCTTTTAGTCTAACATGTTTAAATGGTGGATAGTTACATCTTGAATGATGATCTGCTACTGTCTTTGGTTTATTTTTACGTTGCTCTAAAGGTATATGATCAAATGTCATAACTCTTAGTACTAATTCTGTATCTTCTATAGATTTTGGATCAACGTTGAATTGATTTTGTTTAGGGCGTTGACTACGTTTACCATTGTTTTCTTCCCAGTCTAGCATAGCTTCTTCATACATACGTTTCTCTTGTCTCGTTGCACGATTCTGCCTTGCTTCTTTTAAAATACTTCTGGTAATCTTGTCGTCTTTACCTATGATGATATCATATACTGTATCATCACTATCATTAAACCAACAGAAACTTAATTTACTCTTGTGAATTTCTGCTAGTAGGTCTTTATTGTTTAAATAATTTACTCTTTTTGCCATTGAACCTCTTTCGGATTTATGTTAGTATAGTGTATCTACAATCAAATGTCAATGGTTTTTCTCCTGGCTAAATACAATTAACAAAGGTGTTCGTATGAGATTTAGTGAAATTACAGAAGCAATAGCAGACAATGTCGTAGTTTTCTATGGTGGTAGGTTTCAACCTATGCATGTTGCACACAAACAAGTTTACCAACATTTGGTTCAAAAGTTTGATGCATCACGTGTATTTATCGCCACAATGGTGTCTGCAAAAGTGCAAGGACTTATTGCAAAAGTAGATGCAGGCGGAACACTTACTGATATTCAACAAGCCGAAATGAGTAAAAATCCATTTACATTTGATGAAAAAGCAAACATTATGTCTACAATGCATGGCATACCTACAGATAAAATTATTAACACTAATCCATATAATCCAGACATAAGCAAAATTGGAATGGATCCTAATAACACAGCGGTAATAGTTGTGTATAGTGCCAAGGATGCAGGCAGATTATCACCAACTGCATATAAGCCTTATAAAGAAGGCGAACAATTACAGCCATTAGCAGAAATACAATATGTGTATGTTGCACCTGAAATGCAAGGTGGAATGAGTGCTAGTGACTTTAGAAATGCTATGAAGAGCAATGCAAGTGATCAGGAAAAAGCACAAGTATTTCAAAAGTTCTTTGGTAAATTTGACAAAGAAGTGTTTACTTTTATAAATGGAAGATTAAATGCGAAGTGATTTACGACCAAGATTAACAGCAAAAGGTAGTTCTGGAGGACTTTTAATGCAAGGTCCTGCAACTGCTTTAAAATCTAGTGGTGTAAGAAATAGTTTAGTTTTTCCATACACACCTGCTATTACATATCAGAGATCTGCTAATTACGGAACATATGATTTAGCACACACAAATTATCAGCCTAAGTATTATTCAGCAACACAATCACCATCAGTACAAGTAACATGTTTGTTTACTAATGCAACTGAAGATGAAATAGCATATACACAAGGTGCATTACATTTTTTAAGAATGGCAAGCCTGATGCATTTTGGTGAAAATGATCCAAATAGAGGAACACCACCTCCGGTGTTATTGTTTAGTGCATATGGTTCTAATCAATTTCAAGATTGGCCGTGTGTAGTAGGTAATGTTGCATATACATTTGATTCAGATATGGATTATGTAGAAAACGTTTCAGTTGGTGGACAAACTACAGATACAAATAATTTAACAGGTATAGGAATCGCAAGTGGAGCTACTCTAATGAGTAGTGCTGGAAATAGTAATGCGTCTGGCCAAATTGTATTACCAGCACAATTATATGTTTCAATTGAATTACTACATCAGCCTGATTTATTAACAACTCGTAAACAATTTACAGTAGCAAAAATGGCAAATGGTAGTATGCTTAGAAGAGGTTATATATAATGTATAGGGGCGATAGTCATTTAGCACATACGAAAATTAATGCAAAGTTCACTGAACTATATGAACCGGGCAATGAACTATTCTCTACAGAACAAGTAGAGCATACAATAGAATCTAAACATAATAAAAGGCCAGATCTTTTAGCATACGAATTATATGGTAACCAAAGACTTTGGTGGATATTCATGCATTTTAATCCTAATATTATTAAGGACCCTATCATGGATTTTAATTCAGGTAAAACAATACTAGTACCGCTACGACGAGCTAGTTCATCAGACGCAAGGATGTAATTATGCCCGGAAAAGGTACAGGAGCAAATCCCAAATATAATAATAAATCCGATTCTAGCACAACTTCTGATGTTAAAGTAGGAAATCAAGAAACATTTCTAGAAAATATGACCTTTACAGAAAAGATGATTGAATTAGGTGTAGAACCTGGTCTTCTTGAAGAAAAACAGAAACTACTAGAAGAAGGAAATAAAACAAGATACGCACCTAGAAACTTTAAGAATGCTGTTGATGTTAATATGAATCCTGAAAAATATATGACAGATAAAGAGTTAGAAAGATTTCATGCTCTAGAGCGTTCTCTTGAAATGAGGAGAACTTTAAATGGTGGTTTGTATAACAGAAACGCTATGAGATTTGCACCTAATGTAGGTTGGGTAGAGACTAAAGAACCTAAGTATGCATTTATCAAATCTGAAAAAACAGGTCAGCTTGTTAAAACAGCATTCATGGATCAAAATGCTTTAGATATGTTTAATATTAATCAAGAAGCTGAGGGTTATACACCTTATGCTGATCGTATAGCCGCTCCAGAAGCACCAACTCATGTTCCTGCAAAAAAAGCTGTAGTAATGGGAGATTGGTCAGAAAATGTTCTTAATGAAATGGATTCTTCGACATATCATTTAACTTTATGGATAGACAATGTACAACGTGTTAATCATGAAATACATCAGAATCAAGGAGTTGTTATAGCTGAAACTGGAGCAAGTACGTATTTTACTATAGACAATTTAGAAATAGTAACAGCGGCCGGAGGCTCGGATATTATTACAAATGATGCATCACAATTAACATTTACTCTCACTGAACCCAATGGAGCGGCATTTTTTCCTAAACTACTAGAAATAGCTAGACAAAAGGGAATAAAAAGTATATCAGAAGCTGGTTATGCATTAGAGATACGTTTTAAAGGTAGAGATAAGATTACAGGAAAACCTGCATCAGATAGTCATAAATGGCTATACAAACTGGTAGTAACAGATATTCAAACAAAACATGATGTGCAAGGTAGTGTATATAATTTCACAGCTCATAATATGGATCAAAGAGGTTCATTTGAATATTGGAATAATCCAAAACAAACTATATCTTTAACTGAAACAACTACACTTGGTGATGCAATAAAAGATCTAGAAAACAAATTAAATGATTACCATGCCATGAAAGCAGTAGCCAATGGTGGAAAACCTGATACTGTAAAGATAACACTTATGGATCCAAAATGGAAATCGTGGAAACTGTTAACACCTAAAGGTTCAACTAATACTACATGGAAAGAAGGAGCCCGAGATTGGTCTATGGATAGAGGTAGTTCTGTTAAAGACTTTATAGGAAAGTTATTAATACACACAAACGAAATGATAGATAGATTAGATAAGGCTGGAGCAGACATAAAACCCGACAGCAGAGAAGATGTAGCACATTGTACAGATTATCTTTGTAACTTTTTTAAAATTAAAACAACTATTGAATACGGAAATTTATGGAACGAAGTAGCAAAGAAATATAATGAGAGAATAGAATATGTTATAATGCCTTACTTAGAACATCCTCCTGAAAAACAAGCTAGATACGAACAAATTCGTAGAAGTAAGACTAAACAAAAACAAAAGATAGCTGATCATATAAGACATAATTTTTTAAAGAAGCGATACGATTACTTAAACACAGGTATGAACACCGAAGTACTTGAATTTAATGCAAACATAGATATGGCATTCTTTCAACCAGAATTAATATATGATGGTAGAACAACATACGGTGCTAAAGCAAAAGAACATAATGTACCAGAAGATCCTAGTGACGTAGACACTTCGACTGTTAGTTATAACAAAGAAAAAGCTGACTTGAGTACTATTGAAGGTGTGCAAAGTGAAATAGATCGTTTAAACACTGATTTTATAGAAACAGGTAAAGAACGAGCAGATGCTGAATCAAAAGTAAAAAATGCTTCAGGCCCAGCTGAGTTTTCATCATTAACTGATGCAATAACAAAATCAAAAAATAAAATGAATAAAATACAAGCTGATCTAACTATGTTGGATAAAGTTAAAGGTACTATGCTTCGTTGGGACGAAGGTATTGCTGGTGCATCTGATAGCTTTGATAGACAGTATCTAGGAGATATAGGTACCTATGAAGATTATTCACTTGTACGAAAATATAAACCAACTGTTATTTCAAGAGCAGGACAGGATCCAGAATCTAGTATGATAGAATTAGCACAACAAAGAATAAAAAATATCTCTAGCGAATTGCTTTCTATAGAAGTTGGTATTAAAGGTGATCCTTACTGGTTAGGTCCACCTACTAATGAAAAATCTGTATTACAAAAACAAGTAAGACCGGCCAATAGATCTACATTCAAAGTAGTTGATACAAATCTATTTGTAGATTATGATCATGGTCCGCCATTGTTTTTGTTTAGTATGTTTTTTCCCGACCATGGTGGTAAACCATATTTTAATAAACTATACAGTGGTGTATATCAAACTATTGACATTATACATCAATTCCGCAACGGGCAGTTTACACAGTTTCTTAAAGGTACTAGAATGACCGACATTCAAGAGGAACAAGTAAAAATGTTAGTTGATGCTAAAGACCCTACAGTACTAAATCCATATGGTGATGATATAACTGATGATTACTTTGATGAAGGTCTAAACAACGTTGGAACCGATGGAGCACCTATAGGACCTGCAGAACCAGGACCAGCTTCTGTATCAGCAAGAGAACAACAAGTAATGTCTAGATTAATAAACGAACATGGACTTACACCTGAACAGGCGGCAGGTATTGTTGGTAACCTTAATAAAGAAAGTGCATTAAAAACTGGTGCTAGAAATGTTGGCGATGGAAATGATGGCAGTGATAGTATCGGTATAGCACAATGGAATAGCACAAGAGCACAAAACTTGCAGAACTGGGCCGCGGCAAATGGTAGGAATCATTTAGATCTAGATACTCAAACAGATTTTATTATGCATGAACTTAACGGTAGTGGTTCATATGGCGGTGGTAGCGAAAGTCTTGCTTGGAACAAATTAAATGATCCCAATATATCTACACAAGGAGCGGCCGAAGCATTTACATACTATGAACGCTTTAAGAATTATAATGTTGCTAATAACCCAGAAACAATATCTAGAAAGTCACAATCAGAAAGAATTTTACTTGAGTATAATCAAGCAAAAACATCTGGCACTAATACAGCAAACTCGTTAGGACTAGGAACATAATGAAAAAAACAATAAGAACTAGAGATACAATACAAGGATACGCCGAAGAACGAGCAATGATACATCTCAATTCACGTGAAAATGTATTAAATGGTGTGTATCTAGCTAGAGTAGTACAAAATTCAGACGAACAATATAATGGGCGTTTTAACGTAGAATTAATTGATGATGGATCACCTAGCAATGATCCAGGAACATCGCCTGAAGACTTAATTGGTATTAAAACAATATTACCAACAAGTCCATTTGGCGGCACAACTAGTTCTAAGACGGCAACTGATAATAAACAATATGCAACCAGTCAAAATTCATATGGTATGGCTCCACAAGCACCTCCAATTGGAGCAACTGTATTGGTAGCATTTATTCAACAACAAAAAGAAGGTTTTATGATTGGTTCTATCTTTGACAAAGATAGGAATTATAGTATACCAGGCCTAGCACATGCTGAAGTAGATAAAAAATCGCCACCAACTAAAGCACCTGCTAGTGAACTAAATCCTAATACTAAAGACTTTAACGAAGGAGTACAGGCTCCTCACCCAATGATGGCTAATATAGTTGAAGCCGGCCTAGCAGGAGATTTCATACGTGGTCTTAGTAGTAGTGGTATGCGTAGAGATACTATTAATAATGCATTTGGCTTTACCACAGCCTCTGGACACAGTATTACTATGGACGATGGTGGTAGTGCAGGAACAGATCGTTCTATTAGAATTAGAACAGCCAATGGTGCTCAAATATTATTACATGACGAAGCAGAAATAATTTACATACAAGGTGCTAACGGTGCTGGATACATTGAAATAGATAGAGCAGGTGCAATAGATATTTACAGTAGGTCAACGTTGAGTGTTAATGCAGAAGAAGGAATCAATTTTAAAACAGACGGCTCTTTTAATTTAGAAGCTGGTGCAATCAATATGAAAAGTATGCAGAGCGGAATTAAAATGGAAAGTGCTACAGGCAAAATTGAAATGCATAGTGCAACTGATGTTACTATTAGTGCAGATGCAAATGGCAATCTAAACTTTGGAGGCAATCTTCGAGCCACAGCATCAAGAATTGATTGGAATGGTCCAACAGCAGATAAAGCAGAAAAGCCAACACCTGGTGCATTAGCAAGGAACACAGGTGTTAAAGAAAGCATAGCAGGTAGAGTACCTGAACATGAACCATGGGGTGGTAGAGATACTTTTGCAGGACAATCGGCTGGAGGAATGCAAACAATATGACAAGAATAGTTTCAACAAGTACAGTTTTTCCAACTACTCAATTAATTGAATGGAACGAATTTACAGTTCGTAACACTTTGGATACAACTGTCTATGAAGTTATAGAAAATAGAGAACTAAGTTCAAAAGCAGTAAGTAAATTATTAATGAACTACAATTACAATATGTTTACTACAGCAAAAGGAATTATTGGTTATAATACAGACGATAGCAAAAATACGTATACATATGGCATATCCGAAGCTGATGCATTTAGTAACTGGATCATTGGAATTAAAGAAAAAGAAAAAAGTTTTAAAAATGTAATGCCTAAAAATTTTAGTTTAACCCAAGGACAGTATGATGGACTGCTTATATTTTATATTATAACTGGTCAAATAACTAAAATACATACAACTGATAGCATATATGATTTACGAAATAATATACTTGCAAAAGAATGGGAAACAGTAGCAAGTAAAATAACATATGATAAACGAGATTTTAAACTTAATAGACAAGCCGGTACTATGATAATGTTAGGCGACTATGGCAATCTTCAAGGTAGGAGTTGGATGCGTAATAGAGGTATTCAATATACTCGTAGACAGTATGGATATATTGCCGACGGTTATAAAATTAGACAAGCTGAGCATAGTTACTATAGAGAAACGCAAAAGTTTCTACCAAATATGAGCGAAATGCGTCAAAGAGAAGTAGTTACATATTATCGTGCTAATCCTTAAACCCCGTATTTTTAGCTCATAAATAAATGTATGAGATTCGTAGGATATACAACAGTAGATCAACCATTGATAGCTAAGATTTTGCATGACAAGGAACTTGCTATTCAAGATCTTAAAAATCATCTTTATACACGTTTAGGCGAACGTGTTATGGATCCAGATTTTGGTAGTATTATACCATTAATGGTTTTTGAACCATTGGATGAATATAGTATAAGCGAAATACGAGCCGATGCAGAACGTATTATTGGTCTAGACCCTAGATGGGATTTAATAGATTTGGCTGTTTTAGACAACAATCACGATGTAACACTTCAAATTAAATTACAATACATAGACAGAACTGAGGAAGAAGTGTTCGTAGCATATGAAAGAGATATAGTATAATGGCACAAGGAACTAGACAAAACACTTTATTTGCGGCAGAGGATTTTACTGTAGTATACGAAAGTTTTGCTAATAGTAATTTCAAAGCATATGACTTTGATACTATTCGTGAAGCAATGATAAACTATGTGCAGAACACTTACCCAGAAGAATACAATGACTGGATTCAAAGTTCTGAATTTGTAGCTCTAATGGATCTAGTGTCATACTTTGGACATAACCTAGCATTTAGATTAGACTATGCTACTAGAGAAAATTTCTTTGGAACAGCTCAAAGACGTGAAAGTTTAATTAGACAATCAAACTTAATTAACTATAGAGTAAGACGTAACTTACCAGCATTTGGTTATGGAAAAATAATAGATATACAAACAAACGAAGTAGTATACGATATTAATGGTAATAACTTACAAAATAAAAAAGTAAGTTTTGAAAATTCAGCTGAATATGAAAATTTCATTACAGTAATTAACGCTGTACTACAAAGTTCAACTCCTTTTGGTTCTCCGAGTAGTAGTAAAACATTAGACGGTGAATTATTTGACTTTTATAGATTAAACACTACTGCCGGACAAGCTGTTTTTAAATTTAGTGCAACTGCAAATGGACAATCTGATAACTTTGAATTTGTTGGGTTATCATATGATGATACTACAGATACTATTAGAGAATCTGTTCCAAACCCTGCTTCTGGCACTGATATAATATATCAAAATAAAAATACTGGTATAGCTGGTAATGATACAGGATTTTTTATGGGTCTGAAACAGGGTACGTTAGCATTTGAAGATTATGCTATTACATCACCTGTTATTAATAAAATCATTGACATAAATTCATCAAATGTTAATGATACAGATGTCTGGGTACAAAATATTAATAATACTGGCGCCGTTGCCCAAAATTGGACTAATGTTAGTTCATTAAGTGGAAGTAATGTAATTTATAACAGTCTTACTAGTACTAATAGATTTATACACAGCACTGAAAGTAGAAGCGAAAATGCTGTTAGTATTAAATTCAGTGATGGTAATTTTGGCGAAATACCATCTGGAACTGTTAGGGTATGGTTCAGAACAAGTAGAAACGAAACATATACTTTGCGTCCTGTAGACGTAGGTAAACAAACAATTACAATGAGTTATACTGGTAGTGATGGTAACAATTACACAGCCACACTTGGTATACAACTTAAATCAAATGTTAATACAGCAAGTTCGGGTGAAACTAATGCTGATATAAGACTTAATGCTCCACAAACATACAGCTCACAAGATCGTATGGTAAGTGCAGAAGATTATACAGTTTATCCTTACAATGTTAGTAGTAATATTAAGAAGATTAAAGCACTAAACAGAACACATAGTGGACATAGTAGATTTGTTGATAACATTGATCCAACAGGAAATTATCAAGACGTAACACACTTTGGCAGTGATGGTATAATATACAATGAAGGTAAGCAAAAGTCAACTGAATTAGCATTGCCTTCTAGTTTAAGTAATTTAGGTGTTATAGAAAAATATATCGAACCTTATATAAATGATGCAGAAGTTATTAACTTCTATTATACAAAATTTGGACCAAAAACATTTAATTATACCAAAGCAACTACAAGTAATGGTACAAATGCATTTAAATGGCAGAAGCAAAGTGGAAGTACTGGTTACTTAATTTCAGGTGTTGCAAACAACGTTCAAAGAGTTGGCACTAGTGCAAGTGGAAATTTACGTTATTTTAAAACAGGTAGTTTGTGTGAATTTATAGTAGATACAAGTAGTACTAAAAACTATGTAGATGGTGAAGTTAGTAGTATTTCAGTAGTTAATCAAGGTTCAGGATATTCAACTGTTACAGTCGATATAATTGGAGCAGGTACAGGTGCTACAGCAACAGCAACAGTTAATGCTGGTGCTATTACTGGTATTAACGTAACCGCCGCAGGTTCTGGATATGATGAATTTACAGTAGCACAAATTACAGATTCTGGTGCAGGTGCTGGCTGTAGTGTAAAAGTAAATGTAGGCAGTTTAGAAACTATATGGGCTCGAGTAACTAATGTAACAGCCGACGGATTAGGTGCAAACGATACAAATGGTAATAGTACAGGTATCACAGAGGCCGGATTAGGTAGTGTAGTTTTTAATAAAGAAATAACAAACAATGCAAGACTGAAACAAGTATGGCCAGTCTGGAATACTAGATTTAGTACTACTGAAAAAAATGCTATTAATAGTGCTATAAGTTTAAATCAAACTTTTGGTTTGCGTTATGACACACTTAACAGCAAATGGGAAGTAGTTACAACTAATAATATTCCTAGTAGTACAAAAACAAACAATGCTGTAACAGCATGGAGTTTAACTAACGCTGGAGATACTAGCGGTACAAATATAGATCAAAGTTGGATTATACGTGTAGATTATACTACAATAAGGCGTAGATTTACAGCAAGAACTATGCAGTATATATTTGAAACTGCTGGTAGTACAAAATTTTATAACAGTAACGAAAGTTTAAAACTAGATGCTGTTACTGGCAAACCAAAAAGAGATAACATTAAAATACTTAAAATAAACAATAAATCTGGTACTAGTATTGCACGTTTAGGTACTGATTATACATTTTACTTTTATGGAAACTTTACAGAAAAAGACGGACATACAGATCCTAAAAAAGTTAGACTTACAATGGGTAATCCAGATAATGGCAATCTGCCAGATATTCCTGATGCATTTACTAATATTGTAAGTACTGATACAATTAAACTAGGCACAGTAACAGAAGATGGATATGATTATAGACGATATCTAAGTAGTGGAGCAGATTCTGTATCGGGTCGTACAACATTAGATTTTAGATATCAGCATGTTGCAACAACAGATAAAAGAATAGATCCGGCATCTACTAATATTATTGATTTGTACGTATTAACACAATCATATCATACAAATTTTGTAAATTGGCTTTTTGCAACAAATCCAGTGGAATCAGATAAACCATTGCAACCAAGCATCGACGATTTACGTAGACAATTTTCAAGTTTAGATAATAAGAAAAGTGCTAGTGACACTATAATTTACAGACCTGTAAAATATAAAGTATTATTTGGAGATTTTGCAGATGCTTCATTGAAAGCAACATTCCGTGTTGTAAAAGTTCCTGGAGCAAGTATAACTGATACTGAAATTAGAAGTACTGTTATTAATGCAATCAACATTTACTTTGATCCAAATCGTTGGGAGTTTGGTGAAACCTTTTACTTTACTGAACTAAGTGCATATATTCACCAAACATTAGCAGGTACAGTCGCTAGTTTTGTTATTGTACCACAAGATACAGAAAGTGTGTTTGGTAGTTTATTTCAAATTACATGTGCTAGTGATGAATTGTTTATCAATGGAGCAAACACAAGTCAAGTTGAAATTGTAGACAACTTATCTAGATCTAATTTGCAAAGTACAACTGGTAGTTTTATAAACAGTTCAAGTAACACAGGTGTATCAACAGGATTGTACAGCTCAACATCAGGTGGCAGTGGATTAAGCAGTGGCAATAGTGGGAGTTATTAATGGCTGAAGACTATAGTGCAAAGTCGGTAAAAGCTCAATTACCTGGCAACCAACCCGGCAAAATTAAAAAAATAGAAGAAATTAAAAGTACTGAGTATCTACCTCAATATCTTAATACTACTGTTAATAAAAAGTTTTTACAAAGTACACTAGATCAAATGATCAGTAAAGCATCATTTGAAACAATAGATAACTGGGTAGGTAAAGAAAAAGGTAGTTGGTATAATGCTGACAAAGATAAATTTATAAGTACCGCTGACGCCTCAAAAAGATTTTACAACGGATCACCTGCTTTTATTGTTAAGAATCCAAATGATACAGATAGTATTTCTGAAATTCATACATACAGTGATGCATTAGATGATATTAATAATTTAGGATATGAAGGCAATCGACCAAACGGCTCAGATTTTGCATATACATATTCACCTCCAATTGATTATGACAAATTTTCAAATTTTAGTAGCTACTATTGGTGTAAAGATGACTTGCCAGTTATTAATGTAAAACCTAATACTACATGGGATCCAGATTCCATGATAGGGCAAACTCGATATAAACTAACAACAAGTGATTTAGGAGATATAGACTTCCTGACAGGAATGAAAATTAAATTTGCTCCACAGGTAACAGAAAACTTTACTAGTACATCTGCAGATAAAACAATAACAAACGCTACAGGTGCAAATCCTGTTGTAATTACTACTGGTAGTAATCATGGACTAGCAGACGGCGAACTTATTAATATTACTGGCGTAGTTGGTATGACAGAACTTAATAATAAAGTTTTCTACATCGATGTGCTATCAGCTAACACTTTTGCTTTATATACAGATTCAGGATTAAGCACGAGTGTTAACGGAGCGGCCTACACAGCGTATGCAAGTGGCGGTACAGCAAAAACTGGAGGAAAGTTTACACTAGCAAACACAGGTTATTCGTTGGTTGTAGTAATTGTTGGTACAACAAGAAAAACTGTTACCACTCATTATGCAATTAATGGTACAGCATTAACATTTACACATGGTAATTTTCCAAACAACGGAGACTTAGTACAAATACTACATTTTCACATGAGTGATATTAATTATTATGGTAATACTTACATTGTTAACAATGTAGGAGATTCAATTGATTTAATACAAACACAAGACGAAAATGGTAAAACTGTACTTAGTAGAATGATGTTGTATAGTGTGCATCAACCAAGTGGGTTTGACATGGATCCTCTTGATGGTAAACCCTATGACTATACAGAAGTAGAAAATAGACTACATGAATATGTTTGTATGGAATCTGGTTCATATGACATGAACGCATGGAGCAGAATTAATCAATGGCAACATTATAACTGTATAGTTGAAGCATGTAGATTAACAGGCGAAGATTTTACAACGTATGCATCAGATGCTAATAGAGCTAAACGACCTATTATAGAATTTGAAAGAAATATTATTCTTTATAACTGGGGAACACACCCTGGTAGTGGTGTAAAGTATCCACACCACAGAATGAATGTAGATTTTGTAACTAAAAGATTTACTGGTACAGATATCATAGGACAAACAAATTACAATTTATTACAAACTGTTATTAATTGGTCATCTAGTACAAAATATTCTATAGGTGATATTGTACGAGAAGCAGTTGGTGGTAGTTATTGGTATTTTGAATCAAAAATTGAAAATAATCAAGGCCTTGATCCATTGGATGCAGACTTAGTTGTAGACACAACAAATTGGAAACGTGTTTATGATAAAGGTATACAAGACAATGATACCATACTGTTTTTAAACACAGGAAATACAACATATGATAATAAAGTATTTAAAGTAAGTGGCACAGGTTCATCTATTGCTCTACAGCAGGTGTTAGATCCAAGTGATAATGATAAAGTACATACAATAATGGGTCCAACATATCCTGATAATTTTAATGGTCCTGATCTTGTATGGCATAACAGTCAGTGGAATAGACCTCAACAAAAAGAAAGCAAAGGACAAGCACCAAATTTTGATTTGTTTGATTCTAACAATAATGAACTTGCAACCTACTACAATAATAATGATTTTGAAGGTAGTACAATTTTTAACTATGTTATTAATACAGCCGCCACAGAAGATACTGCATTAGGATTTAAAGCCAAATATAATACTTCTGCAGGTAGTAGTGAATTAGTATTTGAACACCCATTGGTAACAAAACGTTTTAAGTATGATTTACAAACTAGTCCTAAGGATATACGTGGATTAATGTATTACGGTAAAAGAAGAAATATATCAGATAATACAACAAATTATATAGAAGGATGGTCTAGAGCTCAAAACTTAGATAAAACATATTATGCCACAGAAACAAAAGTAGTTACAGCAGACGATGCTAATACAGCAACATTTGATGTTGGATCAAATGATATGCAAAAATTATCAGATGAAATGATTTTTGCATACACTAATAATAATTGGTATGTGTATGAGAAAGATCAAGACACACCAAAAAATTATCACGGAGTACCAGGAATAAATCCAAACATATATTTGTTTGCAGGATCAACTGTCACTATACGTAAAGACTATGACAGCTCAGAAACAGATCTGTCATTTGTAAAAGAAACAGACGGCACTACGGCCGCACCTGGTATAACTGTCACTGACAATGGTGCAACACTCAGCGTTGCTATTGATTCTAATAGTGCAAACTATGACAAAGTGTGCAAATACAAAGCCAGTGGCTCTGGTTCAGGTGCAATGGGTAAAGTGTATATTGTAGATGAAGATACTGGTTATGCAGGTAATAACAATAGTTTTATTCAGTATAAGCACACAGTATATAAAAATGGATCTAGAACAGAAGATTATACATTAGGTGCTAATTCAACAATATTAACAAGCCTTACAATAGGAGATGTTGTTGAACTAAGATATGTTCCTAACGGTGCTAAAGCATCTACTAGTAATTGGGCAACTGGTATTGAATATCAACATAATCCAATTAATACTAACTTAGGTGAACATACACACGCAGATTTACGTAGACATTTTACTGACAAGATTAGTAGTTTACCAGGCTATCATGATAGTGCGTTTGGTGTTACTGATTATTATATCAGTAGTAAGGAAAATAATTTTGGTGGTACTATATTACAAGGTAATCCTGGACAACCTATGTCATGGTATCTTAAAGAAAATAATAGAAATGTAATTGTTGGTATTCGTAATGTAATGAATGATTATGATCGTTTTAAAACACAATTTGCTAATAAAGCATTACAAGTAAATAAATCTGGAATATATGAAACTACTAGAGAATTGGTTAATGAAACTTTCAACCAACTTAATGTAGGTAAAGATAGCTCATTTAAATATGCATCAAGTGGTATGTGTCATTGGTATAATGCAAGTACACAGGAAATAACAGTAACAGATACTACAACTGTTTTTTATCTAGATAAAACAGAAAACGTAGACTATGAAACTAACAATAAAGAAGATCATGTATATGTCTATCTTAAAGATTATGTGGCGGCTGATAGTGCGTATGTTCAAAGACTTTTAAATCGTAATGAAGATTATGTATTATTAGGAAATAAACTTACGCTTAATAGTGCAGTAACTCTTAATGGTGGTGTATCAGCAGTAATAACTATAGATCATTATAGTAGTAAAAATAATAGTTTTGTTCCATGGAGTGCTCCTAAACTGAATTTTATGAAGCCTGTAGAGCCACGTTTAAATACACCTAAAACATTACTAATAGCCCATGATGGTGCAAAAATTACTATAACTAATTCTGGAAATTTATATCGTCCGCAGGAGACAAATTATGATGTTAGATCTGCTGTACTATATGAACTAGAAAAAAGAGTAGCCGCAGGATTTCCAACATATAAAGATTATAATGATGTAAAAGAATTTAACCCTAGACATCCAGTGGGACAGAAGCATGGACAAGGAACACGCACACAATGGGCAAAACATTATAGAGCTGTATTTGAATATTGGTTAGACAGTAATAATAGAACATATCCAAGTTTGGTTAATGCATCGGCTGTAGCAAATTATAGTAATCAAACTGATGCAGACGGTGTTACGCTACCCGGAACAGAAGCTGGTGTAATTGAATACTACTGTGGCACTACTGAGCCTCTTAACAGTCCATGGGAAATGTTTGGTTATAGAGAAACGCCAAGTTGGTGGACTACTTACTATGATTGGAAGGATACAGCCAATGGCGGCAATGATGCAAAACGTGCGGCATTATTAATAGCATTAGCAAAAGGTCATTATAATAATCCTGCAGATACAGAAAAAACAGATAGACGTTATGTAGTTAAACAAAATATAGGTAACTTAATTACAGTAGCTGGTGTTCAACAAGATATTGTTACAGCTGGTTGGGCAACAGCTGGTAATACTAAAAAAGATTTTGTTATAGGAGATGGCTTTAGTGCTGAAGATACATTTAAAGATTCTAGTGCATATAACTTTGCATTAGTAGAAGCTGGATTTAAAAATTGCCCATATACATTCTGGCAAACATTTTATGATCCTAGTAGTATAGTTTCAGACAATGTTATCAATAACAAAACAAGATTAAGACCGTCTGTAACAGATCCTGTATATGGTAGTCCTATAAACAAAGGAACATTAGATAACATTACTGTTACAAATACTGGAAATAACTATACTTCATCACCTACTGTTACAGTAACAGGTGACGGAGTTGGTGCAACCGCGGTTGCAATAGTAGATAGTGGCTTAATTAAAAATATAAGAATAACCTCAGGTGGTTATGGATATAACAACGCAGGAATTACTATAACAGATACTACTGGAACAGGTGGTAAAGGCACAGTAACACTACTAAAAAATCAAAGATATAGAACAACTGGATTAATGGCATTAATTTGGTTACAAAATATAATCTCAAAATTTAGTGTAGATATACATGCTAGAAATCAATTAACTTCAGCACAGCCAGTTATTAACGTAGAAGGCTATACAGATAAAAATATTATACGAGTAAGAACCTTAGGTAATAGTGCTAAATCTCCATTTGTAATGCAAGACAACGATATAGAATTAGCATTACATAAAAGTTCAGCAAAAGTTCAATTGAACTTTAGTGCTGTTAAAATAACAAAACTATCCACTGGATATCAAGTAACAGGATATGAACCAGATAGAAAGTATTTTGAATATTTTAGTGCTAACGAAGGAAATAGTACTACAGTTACGTATGGTAATTTAAGTACAGAAATATATGATAATTTTGATCTAGATTCAACTCCTAATCAATTAAATTATGATCATACATTTCCTGATCTTCATACGTTAGCAAATTTTATGGCAGGTAGAACAGAATGGCTTATAAGCAAAGGAATACAATCTTTTAACTTTAGAGGCGTAGTTAATAATTTACTTGAATGGGCAACTACAGCTTCTATTAATGACGTACATTTTGGACATGGTACAAATAGTATATTATTCAAAGATTCTTTGGATAGATTTTTAGATAGTATTTTTTCAACAAATAAGACTTTGTTAGTTGAAGACAGAACAGAAACATCTTTAACAAGAGAATCAGAGCTGAGTAATATTAAAGCAATAAGAGATGAACTAGGTGCAACAATATACACAGAAAGTGGCGCCAACATTCTTAGAATGAATGCTAATTTTGTACAATGGGAACATGTAATCGTACTAGAAAATAAAACTACATTTAATGATAGTGTTTATAGACCAGATTTAGGCATGGGATTTGACAGTTATAAACTAGAAGGTAGAAGAACAATAAACTGGAAGGGCGAACCTAGTACAAAAGGTTATTTGATAGAAACAACAGGACTAAAATCAAATTATGATTCAAGTGTTAGAGAAGTTGAAGATGATTACTTTGTTATAGATAGTAATGCATTAAACAAACAAAAACGTAAAATTGCACAAACAAGCATTGGCTATAATAAACCTGAATGGGCTAACTCATTACCTGTATCAGAAGATAATACATTTGATTGGTATCGTAGTGCTATAGCAACAAAAGGCACAAAAGAAAATCTAACTGCACTTAGAAGACATAACGAAGTAGTTAATCCTCTTACAGATTCTTTTAATATTAATGATCAATGGCTGTTTAAGACAAGTGACTTTGCTGGTAATAATAAATCATACATTGAAATGGAATTTAGTGACGACTTAGTAAATGTTAATCCTCAAGGTATTAAATTATCCAATGATGGTAATGCTGATACTCTTAATGATGAAATTATTACTATGCAACAAAACGATAAAAGAATGATTACCAAGTTATCAACTCCTAATCAATTTACTTTAGGTAACAACTATTACTATCAAACTGATAGCACATATACTGAATTTAATAGTTGGCTTAAAAATGCCGGATATCCATTAATGACTGAAATTGACGAACAAGCATTAACAATCAACGACATACCAGCATTATATGATTCTACAAAAGATTATGCAACTGTTGGTGCATGGGATAATACAGTAAGTTATAAACTTGGAGATAAAGTACGTTATCAAGATAAAGTATATGAATGTAATGTGGCCGCAACCGGATATCAGACAACAACCAATCCTATTACATGGAATGGTACTGTTAACAATCCTGTTATATTACCTGGCAATACACTAGTAATAGATGGTAATACAATTAACTTAACAAACTCTGTAACCACTGTAACATATAACAATATTGAAGTTACTTCAAACGCATCACCTGTTGTAAATGGTGGTGACACACTTATCTTAGATGGTGCTACTGTAACATTTGCAAAATCATCTACAACAACAACGTATCCAGATTTTGCAGTAGCAGGTAGTACAGTTAATCCTACTATACAAGGTAGTGCCACAGCAACATTAATAATTAATGGCACCACAATTAACTTTAATGAAACAGTAGCAACAACTGTTAACAGAGATTGGACTTATTGTGTAGGTGATCAGTTTACAAGTGCTAGTTCAACAAGTGTTACAGCGGCCGACAGAATTACAGCATGGACAAATTTAAGAAGTTCACTTCAAAGTGTGTATGGTAATGCTCAAACTAGAACAAAACTTGACACTTACTTAAACACTAGTGAAGCAGGATTTGATACTAGCGTACTAGTAACAGAACATGGAGCAACTGGTAACGCTACACTACAAGGACACATTTTAACATTTTTAACACAAGATGTAACAATTATTAACGAAAAGGCAGGAACAAGTTATGTAACTGCAGATGTTTTAAGTGGCTCAACTCCTGTTAACGCAACAGATGAACAAACAACACAAACAGCGTTTAATTTAAGTAGCTACACAGACGATATACATAACTGGTTAATAGCATCAGCTAATGATTCTACTGCTATATCCGGCACTATTATTGTTATGTCAGAAGCAGGCACAGCATATAAGTTATATTCAGCCGCTGATATTGTGTCTAGAATTACAGCAGGCGCACCAACTAATGCCACCGCAAGTTTAGTTAGTAACCAACTTACTATTACAAGAATTAATAGAATAGTAAGTGATAAGGATTTATTAATAGGACCTGGTACAGCTAACGCTGAAGTAGATAATGCCGCGACAACATTCCCTTCAAGTGGAACACTAACACATACAGGATCAGAAAATACAACTACATCAACTACCGCGGCCCTAACTGTCGCTGAAGTGGTACAGCAAATCAATGATGCAGGTATTAACAACATTGGTGCAATATTATTTGACACAAACAAAGTCAAAGTTACAAAAACAACATCGTCAAGTGATCCTAACTTAACTGTGGCAGGCACAGCCGTAACAGATTTATCAGGTGGATTTACAACTGGTACACTTACTGCAACAACTACAACATCTACTTCGCAGGCAAGTTTAAGTGTAGGTCTTGTAGCACAAAAAATCAATGACGCCAGTATCACAGGCATAACTGCAAGTGTAGTTAACAATAGAATAGTTATTAAAAGTACAAATACTACTGGCACAATGACAAGCACACAGGCCGCATTAGATTTAGGTATTAATACTAATATTTTAAGCGTTACAAGAAATGCTACAACATCTACTGGTACTAATACATTTACCATCGGTAACTGGACAGAAATAGATGAACCATTACTAGAATATATTTGGGTAGCAGACGATACTGGTTTAGGATATACCAGTATTAATAGCACTATTACAGCAAAATTTAACGGCTGGAATGTATTCAAAGTAATGGACTTAGATTTGTATGCAACAAAAATATGTGCCGCGACTACAACTGGTACAGGAAATGATGCTGAATTATCATGTAACAAAGCACACAATTTACAAAACGGTGATATTGTGATGCTGTTAAATACAAACAGTAAACCTGCAATAGATGGATTTCATACTGTTACAAGTATAGATTCAGCAAGTACATCAAAATTCTTTATAGATCAATTTATAGACCAAGATGCAAGTTTTTCAAAAATATTGGTATTAAGACCTGTGCGTTTTACTACTGATGCACAAAGAGATGCGGCCGTAACGGCAACTACTCATTATGAGTTTCCATTAGGTGATCTTGCATGGGTAGATGGCACAGCACAATTTACAGTTTATAAAAAAGATACATCTACTGCATGGACAGTAAAACGTACACAAGGAGATAACCATGTTGCTCCAACAACTATACAAAGTTCTATTCTGCATGATCAAACTAGCGTATTAGCTGAAGCAGAAGCATATGATCCTTTTAAAGGCATCATTCCTGGTTTAGCAGATAAAGAAATTACATTTAAATCAATAAATGATCCTGCTATATATACATCAAGTACAGATACAACTGCACAAATAAACCAACAGCAGGCATGGGGCAATAACTATTTAGGTAGTGTATGGTGGGATACAAACAAAGCCATCTATATAGATTATGAACAAGATTCAATTGAATATAGAACACAGTATTGGGGTACGTTATTTAAAGGTGCAACAATTGATGTGTATGAATGGACCAGAAGCGATGCAACACCTGACACTTATGCAGAAAGTGTAGCTGGTGGTAAAGAACTTAATGGTGAAGTATTAACAGGCGAAGTATATAAAGAAATAGATACATTTGGTAACGAATTATATTATTACACAGAAGTAGATGAATATGATAGTACAGTAGGTGGTAATGTAACATATTATTACTTTTGGGTTAAAAACAAAACTAGCATACCAACTGGTACAAATCGTGTAACAAGTGTATTAAATATTGCAAATCTTATATCAAACCCAACTTCGCAGAACATTAAATGGCTTAATGCATCAGGCAAGGATAGTTTTATTGTTTCTAATTTGCGAAATGATACAAACGAACAAACAGTATTGCAAATAAGCAATATTAGCAATGAAGATAACACGCATACGCATTGGACACCTATAATAGAGAATGATACTGCCGTACCAGAATATTATCATAGACGTTTAAAAGATGGTTTACGAGGTAGTAACGAAAATAAAAAATTAAAAACATTCAAAGGTGAATATTCAAATGCTACAACATATACTAAAGGTCAAGTTATAAGTATAGACGCTCCAATTCCTGCACTAGAAATTGGTGTAGCTACAAAAGGAACTACAGCTAGATTTTATCAAAGAGGTCATAACGAAACTTTTACTGTTAATGGTAGTCAACTTAATAATGGACAATTACTTACATTACAACGAGGGAAAACTTATATATTTGATCAAAATGATTCTACTAACTTAACACACCCATTAGTGATCAGTCCTACGCTAGATGCCAAACATCAAAGTTTATCATATTATGATTCTACTACAATTGGCGTACAATATTACTTAAATGGAGGTGAAGTTAGTTTAGCTACTTATAATAGTGCTATTAATAACCCGGCAAATATAGATGATAAGAAAATAACATTTAAGCCAGATGAAAATACTCCAAATACTTTATGGTATGGTTGTTATAATTATACTGCTATGGGTAGTGAACTATATATTATTAATGAAGAACGAGACGAATCACCTTCTTACTATATGAGTTTAATGGATAGCAACTTAAACTATATGCCACAAACAAATAGAAGTGCATGGCGTAGAATTTACAATGTATCTAATGTAGATGAAATTGAAGAAGAAATTCAAATACCAGAAGAAAGAATGGTACCTGATTTAGATTTACATCCATATGATCGTGTAGGTGAAAGCATACGCCCAAGTAGAAGTTGGTTTACATACAAAAATATTAGTAGAAGAGAAATAGTTAATAAATTAAACAACTTATTGTTGAACACTAATTTAGTAGATACTGTACCTGAGTATAAAACATACTTAGATGTAACTATATCACAAGGTTCAAAAGATTATGTAGTTAGTAACTATTGGGAAAATGTAGATTGGTATCATAAAGATTTTGATAAATTTATACAACCTAATAGAGAAGTAACAGAAATAACACCATTGCTTACAAGTGGCGATGCAAGTCAACTTGCCGGCAATTACGATAATGAATATATTTTAGCTAAAAATGTATTACATACAGATGGTATTAAACGTGATAGTATCTTTAAGTATGATACTACTAACAGTAAGTGGGTACCAATTTGGAAAGAAAAAGGCACAATACAATTATCAGATGAGTTATGGGATCCAGTAAGTGGTGGATATGGTTTTGATTCGGCTGGGTTTGATAATGAAGGATTTGACCCGGACCCTATACACGAGTTTTCTAAAATACTAGATTGTTTTCGCGATAATATATTAAGTCAAGCAGATTATAATAGAGTATGGTTTTCTGGAATATATGATGCTGTTAAGGAAATGCCAAACTCAGAATGGATCAAGAAGTCAACATACATTGTTCCAAAACTTAACAAACAGGTTAACACAACAGGACGTATCGGTTATGATGCTGTACCTATACTAGAAGAATATATAGATAAGAATAAACCTTTTACAAGTAAGTATAAAGTTAATCCTTCTTTGTTCCAAGATGAAAAAACTGTAATGGATAGAGGTTCTGCTGTGATTACAGAACACTCACGTAATATGGCAATAACTGAAAAAGTAGAAGAACATACAGATAATCAATTTTCAGAAAGATTAGGCGGTACGGCAGTAGTTGCACACGCACCATTGCCATTTAATGATTTAGATATTATTAAAACTTTTAATAGTGTAGATCATACCATTACTAGAAATCCAATTATAACAAGTTGGGAACAACAGTATCAACAATATGTAGTAACATTAGCTAACTCTATAAGCGAAACTGAGCATTTAGTTGGTGTTATTGCTGATGTAGAAAAAGTAGCATGGGATAGTGATTATGTATATGTAAGAACAAGCGGACTTACAGATCATACTGGTGGTCCAGGATATACTGTAGCACCTGATACAGAAGGTGTTGTAAAAGATCAAAGACCAGCAAATCCCAAACAATTTAATTGGAAATTTGTTAGAACTCCTAAAGTTGCTTCTTCTAAACCATTAAGAGGCTCAGGACCAATTGGTGCATTAACAAATGGTGTAGCAATATTTTCGCCGCAAGATTACGAACAAACAAGCACAGGTAGTATATACTATAGAAATGAAGGTTATCTAAGAAGAAATAAAATGGATGCAAATAATGGTACTAGCTGGTCAAGTAAAGGTAGTTACGAGCCTACAGTTAGTGGATTATACTACCATTTTGATATGCCCAATGAATATAGGCAATTAGAATCTTCAACTAAACACAGCCCATTAATAGGTTGGGCATTAGATGGATATCCAATTTATGGACAATATGGTTTTACAAATGCAGACGGAACTGGTGCCATACTTAAAATGACAAGTAGTTATGTTCTTAAAAGTGGTGCAAGAACAGGACTAGGTGCTCCAGCTGGTAACTATGATGGATCTTATACAGCAGATTATATCTATGATGGAAGCGGAACATTAGATCAATACAATGGTAGATTTGCAGTAACTCCAGAATTTCCAGATGGTATATATCATTATCATGCAACACCAGAAGCATATCCATACTTTGTAGGTAATGAATATTACGGCGAAAAGAATAGTAGTACAATATATGATGGAACAACAACTATAGAACCTTGGGTACCACATCAAACTAAAGCATATGATGCACATGATATTACAGCAAATGGCGGAACGTTTAGTAATGTAGATGCTGATTATACATACTTTTGGGACGGACAAGGCTTCCTTAACCAATACGAAATACATGGTAATGCACAATACAAAGTAGACTTTAACGAAGCTGTACAAATTGCAGTACAAACAAACCCACAAGGCGTAACTACTGCAGGTGCAACTTATAGTGTAAATGCTCAAGAAACTCAACCTAGAGGACTTACATTTAACACTGATGGTACTAAAATGTTTGTTGTTGGTGCAAGTGGTGACGATGTGAATGAATATACTCTTTCAGTAGGATTTGATTTAACTTCTACAGTAACCTTTATAGACAGTTATGCAGTTACAGAATGTCCAGATCCAACAGCAGTAAAATTTAATGCAGATGGTACAAAGATGTTTGTTACTGGTACAGGCAATAGTAATGTTCATCAGTATGCTCTGTCAACTGGTTTTGATGTATCAACAGCAAGTTTCACCCAAACACTTGTTACCACTGTTGACACTAATAATTTTGGACTTGATTTTAAAGATGATGGTACTAAAATGTATATCACAGGAAATGATAATGACAAGATTCATGAATACAATTTATCTTCTGCATTTGACATTTCATCAGCAACATTCAACCAAGATTTAAATGTCCAACCTACAGACATAGAACCATTTGGTATAGAGTGGAGCCCTGATGGTAAAAAATTGTTTATAGTTGGTACACATGGAAATGGTGTAGATTTATTCAGAGTGTCTACAGCATGGAATATATCAACAGCAACACATAGTGAATTTTATAGTATAGGTGGTAATCCTTCAGGTATACACATCAGTCCAGACGGGACAAAAATGTTTATTGTAGGTAATAATGCTGATCTAGTAAAATCATATACACTTTCATCTCCTTATGAATTTACAATAAGTAGTACTGCTACAGCAGATACTAGAAGTTTTATATACTTCAACGATGATGATAACAATGTTTATAGTAGTGTTATACAAAATACAAACAAAGACACACTTAATGGTGCTCTTACTGCCTCTGCAACTGAAATAACTGTAGCAGATGTAACTAAATTTTATAATCCAAATAATTTTGCAATAGGAAAATACTTTGGGCCACACGGATCCATTGGGCAGGCAAAATTTGGCGTACAAAGTATGACA